TAAAGACAATGTTGTTAGCTGGCCCAGCTGGGAAACCAATGTTAGCTTCGGGGAATCTTTCCAACCAATCGTTGCGCAGGGCTACGGAAACAGGCTTGTCACAATATTGTGTCCACTCGTTCAATATTGGTCGTTTCTCGTTTTTTCTTAACGGGATAACGTTATAATCTTGCTCGAAATAATTGGGAGCAAATGTTCTAAATATTTGTGTCATTGTCTTTTTCCATTCCGAAATATGTTAATACATCTTCTTCTAAGAAATATCTTCGACCAGATAGATCTCTGCGCAACGGTAGTTTATCTACATGTTTACGCATGGTGTTGTAAGAAACCTGACATTCCTCACAAAAGTCTAACATTCCATAAATTTGCATTTGTGGACCTCCTTTGAAACTATTTGAAACAATTTGAACTATATTGAGATTAAATGCAAGTGAAAAATGAGTGTTATTTTAACTTTTTTACATTATAATGATGTAATGAATCAGATATCTAACACCACCATTTTGAAATACCCTATGGATTCCAATCAGTTATTGGTATATCTTGATTTTACTAAAGAGGCTATGAAACGCGATCCAAATTACTTAAAACGGGTGGAGTGCCCCTATCCTCAGAAATTGAAGCTAATATTAGAAAAGGCGTTGCGAGAAGATGTATTATTACTTAATGACTTGGCTGTGGATAACCTGTTTGGGGAGGGTTCTGACCCGCAAACCCTCATGCGGGAACTCGAGCGACTATACACTACCATAACCCAGAGTGTTCAAGACTTAAAAATGGCGGAAAAGGATGATAAGGCGGTGGCAGCACAGAAGACGGCCTTCACACTTCTAGAACGTATATGGGCTGTGAGACAGGAAATTGCGAATAGTATGTCTATAGATGTGTTTAAGCGTAAGATGTTGGGGGTGATACACGATGTAATGTTACCAGAGCAGCGTCAAGAGATAATCAAGAGGTTAGGGATAGAGTTAGATGGCAGAGAATCCACACCTACGGTCGCTATATAATACTCTTGTTGAAAGATATTCTGTAGATTCTTTTAATATGTCCACATCCCAATGGTGTGTGAAGAACATGTTACTGCGTAACAAACCATTTACCACGCAACGGTATCCTTTTCAGGAGGAGATATTAAATGATTCCCACCACACCATATATTGTAAGAAGGTATCTCAGGTGGGGTTATCTGAAATTATGATGCGTAAGACCACGGCATGGCTATACCGTAACCAGGGTACTAGAGCGATCTTTTCCTTACCAAACAACATGTTATGGGATTCATTTACGAAAACAAGGATAAAACCTCTTATTGGCTCTAACCCTATATTTAATAATATACCAGGTTTCACAGAAAAACAAACGAGGTCTAAAGAAGTATATCAAATTGGCACTTCATTTCTGAATGTGGTGGTAGCAGGGGAATCTAGCGCCACATCGTTAGATGCGGATGAGATAACAATAGACGAGATAGATTTATCCGATCCAGCCACGGTCGCCTTATTTAGATCGAGATTACAAAACTCAGATTATAAACTTTATAGGGCATTTTCTACACCAACCTACCCAGAATATGGTATAGATAAGTTAATTATGTCTTCGGATCAACGCAGATATATGTTAAAGTGCTCCCATTGTAATACTTGGCAGCACCCTGTTTGGGCGAAGGAGTTTATTCATTTACCGGGCTTATCGGACACAATGGCTCTCAATGATATAACTGATGTGGTAGCTGAAACCTTAGATTTAGATAGTGCTTATATAAAATGTATGAAATGTAATCTACCTTTAGATTTGGGGGATCACGCTAATCGCGAATGGGTAGCTGAGCACCCTTCACGAGCTGACAAATCCCACGGGTATATCGTTAGTCCTTTTTCCACTGAACGTAGGTCAGTAAAGCATATTGTTAGCTCCTTATTAGATTATAAAAGGCAGGACAATTTAAAGGGATTTCTAAACACTGTGGTGGGGGAAGTAGATGAAAACTCGGATACGCGTTTACAAGAATTTAGTATTAGGAATAATTTACACAGTGCCGAGGATCAGGATATATCTAGAGACACACCAATATTCATTGGTTCTGATATTGGGGTTACTTGCCACATTACTTTGGTAGCTGCCATGAATTCTAAAGATATAAGGGTCGTCAGGATGTTTGAGGTTAATCAGCGGGATTTAGAGGATGAGTTAAAAGTTATATTGGATAGATATAATGTTGTGGGGGGGTTGGTTGATAGGTTGCCTTTTATAGATAAAGCTAATCGTATATCTAATATATCTAAACGGAAGATTAATCCGACAATGTACACCTCTCGGGAGCACATTAAAGAGGTCGTAGACGAAAATTTCCCTGACGAGGCTTATATAGCTTTAAACCGCACATGGGCATTGGATTTCGTAGCAAAGAACATCAGGGATGGGACCCTACCTATGTATGGTTATGGTCCACATAAGGAGAATATTGTAAATCATTTGCGTAATATGGTAAGAGAGGTTAATGCTGACAAAGTACCGCAATGGAAGAAGCTGGACAGTAAAGACCACTGGTTTCATTCAATAAGTTATGCAGTTAACGCTATTAAGGTGAGGGAGTTTAGGTTGGGTTTACATAATCATGATTCCGAACAGCGCAGTAGTCTATTTATAGGAGGGGTATCAATGAACAAAGTTGCAACAAATGACAGATTAGTGTATTCTGGGCATCGTAATTCATCCAAGGGGATATTATGATCATAAATCAACTCATGGCATCTCTGCGAGAAACAATTTTACCAAAAAAGAAAACCGCCCCCTTGGTGGGGGAGTCGCAAACTAGTACCTATAATCCACGAAACTTGGGCAGGGTATTAACAGTTCCAACCTATAGGGATCATCTGAAGGATCTCTATACTGATAGGTTAAGTTCGGATAGTAGAACTCTATTAGCGGACTTGTTTACTCAAGATCCTGACGTGAGCTCAGCGGTAAACGCTTACTTGACGGTTAGCAACACTAAACCAACTTTTCATGTGTATAATGATAAGGGGGAATTAGATGAGAAAGGGGCGGAAGTTTTACAACAGGTTATAGATACTCTAACTAGTAGAACAGACTTCACTACGGGTTTTGAATTTAGACAGACACTAGAATCTATTGCTCAAGACATGAGGTATATGTTGTTGTTACGGGGAGGCATTTGTGTTGAGTTGATATTAGATAAGTTAAGACTACCACAAAAGATTCGTCAAGTGGATATGGCAACCATAGAGTTTTATGAAGACAAACCCGGGGTGTATAAGCCTTCTCAGTCTATAAATAATACCAAGACTTTATTAGATTTTCCCACAATATTTATAAAAACTCATCAACAAAACCCTACACGGATATATAATTTCTCTATATTTGTAGCTGCCATTAATATTATTGCTGCTCGTCAAAAAGTTATTAATACTTTGTATGATATTGCTAAATTTACGGGATACCCTCGCATAGATGTGACGGTTTTAGAAGAAGTAATACGTAATTCCGCTCCAGCCGAAATGCGGGAAAATCCTGCTGAAATGTCTAAATATTTAAATTCTCAAATTGCGTCTATCCGGGCTGCTATAACTAATTTAGAAGCTGATCAAGCTCTTGTGCATACCAGTGCTATTGAGTTTGAAGTTAAAGGGGCGCCACAAGGGGGAGCTATCTCCGATAATCTAGAGGCAGTTATTAAGGTATTAAATGACCAAAATCAGGCTGCGTTGAAAGCTATGGGGACTGTATTAGGACGCGGCCAAGTGGGGGTGAACACAGCCTCAACTGAAGCTAGGCTATTTTCTATGTATGCGGATCAGTTAAATTTATCAGTTGCTGAGATTTTTGAGGATGTTTTTACCCTGTCGATGCGTCTTTTAGGCAACACTTCGAAAGTAACTTGTAAATTTGCACCTGCTGAACTTAGACCAGACATGGAGCTTGAGCCTCAGCGTACAATGTTACAATCTAGATTATTAAAAGATCTTAGTTTAGGGGTTATATCTGACATAGAGTATCATCAAAAAATGTATAATAGGATGCCCCCTAAAGGGGCGGTAAAGCTAAGTGGAACTAGGTTTCTTGATGCAAATACCAACAACGTGGATCCAGGTTCCATCTCTCCAAATACTGATCCTCTAGGGAGGTCGTTAACCCCCGAAGGCGCGCAACAAGCATCCTCTAATGTTAATAACTAATGTTTGCATATAACACTAAAATAGGTTAATTTATTAATATTATGCCACTACGTATCAAACAAGTTAATGCTGAAATAGAGTCTGCTCTTAAGAAATCATTTGGGGGGGAAACTCCTGATATGTCTAAGGTGGCCGTGTTTGAGACTATAGCTATCAATAACTTACCTTTGTCTCAACCACACTCTCTTTTTGATGGGGCTAAAATAGCTTCTTCAGCAATTAATGAAATGTCCGATTATATTAACAATGGCAATAATCTTGCTTTGTTAGTTATGCACGATACTAGCTCCCTACCAGTGGGGAGGGTGTTTATGTCTCAGGTAATCCCTACGATTAACGAGCAAGGGGATCTTGTTAGTAATATGCAC